GGAATTTCACAAACCGAATGAGAGTAAGGAATCTCAAAGGTCATCGTCGCCTGCCACCCTGCGGTGCGGTCGTCCCGGCTCTCTACAAACCTCGTAAGGCTCACGCTGGATGAGAGGGTCCATTCTTCGCTTGGGTCGTTTGTAAGGGCTGATATGAAGTCCTGTGCTATCTGCAACTGGTCGCTTAGGACCTCATCCTCGTTATCCTGCCAACCCAGCGTAGGACTCCCCGAAACAACTCCGCCCATCGGTTTGATGGACTCCACCCGGTCGCTAAAATAGACACCGACCACCAAGTCCAAAGTACCAGCGTCAGTACTTGCAGACTGAACATCTGCAAACACGAGCGGATAGACGATGCGTTCACGACTTGGGGTTCGAAGATTGATGGTGTTGTCCGTGCCTACCGCAAGAGGGTCGCCCGTCCCGAAGGAGTTGACCTGTGGATGAGCATTTGCAAGGTCCAAGAGAGCCTGCTTGATTTTTATCCATGACATAAGTCTGAAGTTTCAGTATGTTTTTTTTATGCGCGCCCATCGTTAGCAGTCATTACACGCCCCAAATTGTCCGTAGGGGTAGGGGTAGTCAAGGTTGCTGATTCCCATCCTTCGGTTGCGGTCCAAGACCATCCCGGTTCGGTAGTTGGTAGCGTTCGGGTAGATGGTATCCAAAGCAGACGGAGGCGAGTTCCACAAGGGATAGGAGTTGCGGTTCTCCATCAGGTATCGGGTAATCCGCTCGGAGTACCACTCGGCATCGTTCTTCACTTTGTCGGTCAGGCGTGTGATTTCCTCCATGCTCATTTGGGAAGATTCCTCGCTCGTTCTACGGACCATCCCCTTGTTCATGTATTTGAACGCAAGGACCATCGGCAACTCGTAGTAAAGCCATTGAATCATAGCCGGCTGGATGTAGTCCTCCAAGAGCGTTTGGTTGAGCGCAGACGTTGAACCGCTGACCACTTGGCTGACGAGTTCCCCATACAACGGAGAGCCAACGATGGGCTGAATTCGCATCTCTTGGACCTTGATGACCGTTGGACGGATTTGCGTGTAGGATACATTCTCGTTAATAATGCTATTGTCCAGTAGCGTTTCTTCGCTTATGAATAGTGCCTTCATGCCTTGCTGATTTTATTGCCTTTGCGGATTACCAACTGCTGCTCCCATACATGGCGACATTGGGGGCGATTCACTCCGCTCGGTGTGTGATACCAACCGCCTCTGCGATTCCAAACGGAATATCCCATGATTGCAGAAATCCCATCGATGTCCTCACGGGTGTAAACCTTGCCCTGCCCGGCTAAGTCAAGCATCACCTTGCAGAACTCACGGCTTGACCGCTTGTCCTTGTTGCTGAATCCTGTGGCCCATGCATACTTGTAGCGGACCTCCAGTACAGGCTCGGCCACTTCCTTCACGTTCTTGGGAAGGTTCTGCTCGGCAATCTTGTCCACCGCCCTGCTGATTGGGTAGCGGTCCTTGGTTATCAAGTAGGCGACACGTTTGGCGACCTTGGCCTTGCTGACCCCGAACTCCTTTGCCATTTCTTCAACCGATGCGTCCCGGTTCTTCTTGCGATACGCTTCAATCTTCTTGTCCAGTTCGACTTCTTCTTCGCCCAGTTCAGCAAAGGCCTGTCGCACTTGGTCGTCTAAATCGGTGTCGAACCGCATTGGCTTGGAATGCATCACATGGTAGTCGTCTGCATGGCATCCGAACTTACTTGCAACTACTTCCAAGACCTTGAACTCTTCGTCGCCCCATCCGTAGTCCTCGTCGTCTTCTTCGCCCCATTGAGGCTCGCTGAACTCTTGGGACTGAACGCCCAGCATCGTGTCAATCTCTTGGGCAGACAGACCGAATCCAGCCGAGAGCATAGTCCGAGCCATCTCCAGCGTGATTTTCTCCTGCATGTACTGCCTGACGATACGCATGAGATTTTGGTACTCCCTGCCCGATAGTTTCTTGATGTTGTCGTTTGATGCCAAGCCTTGCGGTGCAGTAGGTTCAGGGCTGACCTCTACGGCTGCCGTTTCCCCAGCAAGACCCGAACCCTCTGCCTTTGGAGGCAAGGACACCAAGGCCCTAATTTCGTTTGCTGACATAGATTCCAAGACCTTGTTGGCAACCAACGGAGAGAGTGAATTGATAGCCGTGATAACGTCTTGGACGCTTGATTCGGTCTTGATTTCAATCGGTGGCAATCCTGCCTTCTCACGCAGTTCTGCTGGGGTCATGGCTTGAAGCAATGCTTGTTCGCTCAACTGCTCATTGATTGGGTTGGTAGGAATTAACTCCATGCCTTCCACACCGTTGAAAGACCCCAAGTAGTTTATCATTCTTTCCACCTTCTGCACCCGGTCGTTGACGTAGGTGGCCTTGAATAGTTCGTAGGCCTCGACCAATTCGTTGCGTCCACCCAATTGGCCTTCGGTTTTCACCCCAAATAATTGTGGATTCGTTACACGGTGGGCGATAAAGATTTCTTGTTGGATTGCTTTGTTGAGTATCTCGAACTGCTTATCCATGTCGCTCGGAGTGAGCGGTTCAAGTGTTGGGGCCTTGGCTGCATCGTCGTTGAAGGTTACCACAAAGCGACCAGCGTTATCCGTTCCTGAAAACTTGCGTTTAATTTGACGCTCAATATCCCCCTGTTCTTCGGGGGTCGGAATCCCGTTGTTGAAGTTGATTAGGTAACCGCCCCAAAAGTTGTTGCGGAGGTTGTTGTTGTGGAAGTTCGCCACTTGCACGTCTGCCTCAATCCAAGCATTCCCTCCGATGTATTCGGGGAGAGGATAGTGCTTCACGCCAGCAGCATAGACCCTGTAATAAAACAACTGCTTTCCGAGGCGGTTCTCCGGGTCGAAGGCTGGGATTTTCTCGATGTCCCCTATTTTGGGAAACAACTGCATCATGTCGTCGTTGTACCAGTCAGCAACTTGAAACATCTTCTCCTCTTTGTCCACCCTGATTTTCTCGAACGGGACGTGTTCCATCTTGGCAATCGTGCCAAGTTTGGACCAAGTAACCGCAACCGCAAAGCCGTTGAAAATCTCCAAGTCAAGGACCAGTTTCTCGGTGATGTCGTTGAGGTCCTCCGTGCTTGACATTCCATCGAAGAACTTGATGAATCGGGCCTGCTGCTCCACGGTCAAGTCATCCCCTGCCTGCCATCCACCGCCCATGATGTAATTCACTTTCCCATTCACGATAGCGTTGTGCTTTGACGACCTGCGATAGTTGTCAAGCAGGTAGTAGGGGTATTCGTTGGCAAAGCCGTAGGTGATGTACTTGCCGGACCTGTTCTCCAGCATCACGGGGACCTTATGCTCTATCCCAAGCCATTGGGTGAAGTGTTGAGTAGATTTATTACTCATAGCGTGTGGATGGTAAATGAAAGGGCAGAAATCGTGATACTTGCACCGCTATCGATTGCGTTGATGTAGATGGTGAACTCATCGTTGACCGCACCCGTAACGTAGGCCTCCGTATAAATCGCATGGCCGTTCGTGTGGGTCGTTGTGATGTCAGTCATTGACTGGTCAATCGTTGTGCCGTTCTTAGCGATGTAAACCTTGATTTGGTTGTTGTTGTTCTGCGCCAAGACTATGGACGCAGCGATGCGAAGGGTCGCCCCCGTTGTGCCTGTGTAGGTCAGCGAGTTGGTAGTTCGTGAGAAATTATAGGTTGACAAAACGCCTGAATTCATCGCACTTGTCAACTTGACTCTTTGACCCTGCGTTGGGGTGAAAGCCGTGTTGGTATTGAGGTAAAGGTTCGCAAAGCCCCGCTCCCGGTCAAGCGTTGCGGTGTCTGCAAGGTCGTCGAATAGACCACCAACACGGGATGCGGTGTTCGCCCCGGCAGCGGTTTCGTTGGTTATCGTTAATGCACTCGCTTGGAGTTGGCTTCGTGTTTGTACGCTCATTAGGCAAAGGTTGAATCAAAGGTTGAATCGAATACCCTCACGCTGGATGCGAGGAAGGTGTTGTAAGTGATTGAATTGGCGTAGGTATTGAAGCCTATCGTTGCGGTTTGTACAAATGCCAAGCCCGTTTCAACGACCGCCAAAGCAGCGGCAACCGTGCTATTGGTATCGTAAACTTCATACTTATACGAGCCTGTTTCAAGCGACCCCACGGCAATCTGAAATTGGTCATAGCGGTTGGTATAGTTGGAAAGGTTGGCTGATTTCAGCAGGGTGAAATCGGTCGTCGTGTTCTTGGCGATGCTTGTGAGTCGCAAGATGTAGCGGTCCCCCGTGCTGGCTCGCTCGGTCCAAGTAACGGTAATCGTGTTGGTCGTGTCAGGGTTCAGGTAAAGCATCTGCTTGTAAA